GTGAACAGATTCGTCCTCTGCTCCTCAATCAGCAAACCTCTTGCAGCAAGCGTGACAGGATCAAAGTCGAACCGGGGGCCGTATACAGCTGCACTGGTGGTCGGCGTGTAGTCCAGTGGGAGGGGGCCGACGGAGAGCTGGGCGCCCCAGGCGTAGATACCAGAAACACCATCGCCGGTATAGTTGGCTTCAATGTCTCGAACTGCGACACCAGCATTTATCGTAGATGCCGGGGCACTAAATGACACCGCACACCTGTACCACCCATTGCCAACAGATTCGATGGTTCCAGTTCCGCCGCCAGCTGCAGATATTACCGTTCCAGATGAAAGATTGAATTTGGCACGCGGGAATGGACTGTTCGATAAGATTATCGACCCAGTGGTTTCTTCCGCTGCTTTTAGATAGCATGAAATCGTATAAGTCGCGCCAGACGTCACAGAAACACCTTGCGTAACCGTATGGGTGCCATTTACTGCAGTTGCTATTAACTTGTCAGCAGTTACGGTTCCATTCGGCGCCGCCACAACATTGGCGGTGACCGTAACATTTCCTGCAGACCAACTCGCGTTATCAAACTCCTGCGACCTCAACAGCAGATTATGCGGCGCATACTCCACCCGACCTGTTGGCCCGATACGCGTGGCGTTGCTCGCCCGGCTGAAGGTGATGATGTCACCGAATGCTTTCTGTATAAGTCCCATGATTACCCCGCAACCAGATAGCGACCGTACCCATAGGCCGGGTCAGCAGTAGCCGCAATGTCATACTGCGGCTCAATGAAGTTCAGATCCAGGCTCGCATCTGCGTAGCTGCCCAACGAACTGGCTTCGCCCGATACGAAGTCCAGATACAGACTCGGCTCGAGCGTGAGCAGGGCGCTTCCAACATCCCCGCCACCCAGCCCCGCAGTAGCACTGCGCGGCAGACGCAGATTGATCCCAATCTGCATGTCAGATCAACCCGATGATGTTGGTAGCCGTCGTGCCTGTGGCCCACACCCGCTTGGCCATCACCGGCAGGATCGTGCCCGCCACCGCACCCACGAACGTTACCGCAGTACCCTGCGGATCGGTGATCTTCACGCTGCCACTGCCACCAATGTAGAGCGCACGCACCTGCGCCGACAGATCACTGTCAGCCGGCGTGATCGCTACACACTGCTGCGCAACAGAATCCGGTGATGTTTGAAACGGTACTTGTGCCATGTTACTTTCCTTTTTGAGCAGCACGCATGTTGTCGACCAGATTCGGGTAGGGCCGGCCTGACTTGCGTGCCATCATCTGAGCCGCCTTCTTTTGCATCGGAGACAGCGGCTTCGGTTCGCCTAGACCTTTCGGCCTGGGCTTGTCCCAGACTTCTTTCATTTCTTCATCCCATACTCGTCGAGCTCACTCTCGAGCTCTGCGGCCATCTTCATCTCGTGCTCGTTGGGAGTACGGCGCCCAGCACGCTTGGCCATCATCTGCGCGACCTTCTTCTGAAAGGCCGTGGCCTTCATGGCTTTCATCTCTTCGCCATTCTTGCCGTTGGACTCGATCTCGATCTCGACTTTCATTTCTTCCTCGCCATGCCAGCTTCGGACATCGCAATCGCTACAGCCTGGTCGCGGCTGGTGACCTTGTCACCGCTCGAGCTCTTCAGCTTGCCAGCCTTGTACTCGCGCATGACCTTGGCAACCTTCTGCTTCATCTTGTCCTGCTTTTCCATCGTCACGCTCCTGACAGCATCGATCTGCTGCGCCGAGACACCGCTGCAAGCCTGGCACTGCGACGCTCACCCAGCTCACGCTGCAAACCCTCTTCCAAGCCCTTTCTGCGGGCCTGGAAGGGTTCCGTACTGAATGCTGCTATTTCGGGCCTTGTAGGGGCCGTTGGGGCCACTGGCGCGGCTTCTGTAAATGCTGCTGGCAATGGCCTCGGTTCATCAACCTCGACCTCAGTGCGCTTGATATATGAGCCCAGATTTTTGCCAAGCACACTGAAGCGGGGCACCTTCTCTTCGATGACCTCGATCTTCTTGACCGTTGGATTGGCAGCAATCTCAGCCAGCTGATCTTGGTAGGCCTTCAGCCTTGATGCGTAAGCCGCAGCCTGCGCGTCATAGGTCGCCATGTTTGACTGGTAGGTTTTGAGCGCTGATTCGTAGGGCGCCATCGTTGCAGCAGTCTGAGCCTGATAGGCCGAGAATGCTTTGGCCTGCTCGCCGGTTAGTGCTTCAAACTGCTGCCCAAACTGTTTGGCAAGACGATCGATATTGCTCGTCCTGCGAGCAACCAGCCTGCGCTGAGATGGTGATATTGCGGTAGCCATTACTGCAGCATCCCACCCGTGCCAAGGGTTGTGCTCATCATCCCGAGCTCTGGCGTCAATCTCTCTTGAGAGAGCAGGGAACGTCTGCCGCCACGGGTACGGGCACGCAGGGCAGAGGCTTCTGATTGAGCGGCCTTGCGGCGCTCTTCATCAGCAGCGGCCTGAACCTCTTTGGCCTTCTGCTCCATTGCGAGCTTGTTCTCTTGGTACTGCGCCTGGCTGGCCTGGAAGGCCTGCCGGGCAGTCTGAGCCTGGGCCTCGATCGAGGATGCCTGCTGGGCATAGGCAGCAGTCTGACGTGCAAGCTCCTGGCGCATTGCCGCTGCATCTGCGGATTGCTGCTGCAGCTGGGCGATCTGTTGCGCCGTAGCTTCTTTACGGGCCTTGCGTGCTTCGCTGGCCGAGTAAGCAGACCCAGCCAAAACAGCACCAGCAATAATCCAGGGCATGGTCTAACTCCTGATCAAGACTTCATCCAAGCGCACCGGATCTTTCTCATCGGTGGCATGGATGCAAAACCAGACGGCGTCCTGCCGTGCTTCTATTCGATGATGCCGACCCGCCAAGATCGTGATCACCGCCGGTGCCTTGTATATCACTTTGACGTTGTCGATCTCGACCGTCACTTCACCACTGGCCAAGATCGACAGATGATCGTAGGTATGCGCATGCGTCACCGCGAAGTGCCCCGCAGGCAACTTCATCTGTCTGGCATACACCCCATCAGAGAAGTGATGCTGGATCTGCAGGTCAATGTCGATGGCACCCATGCCACATATTCTATCGGGCCTTTTGCTGATTGGAAGTGCATGTATTGCTGCGCGATATCTTTAGACAAACCTCCCCCAAGGGTGGAGCCGATGATTGCTTCTAACTTGCGAAGCACTGGCTTCCTACCTCTCCCGCGATGGCTATCCTGTAGCCAGGCCAGAGCACCCTGGGGGCTGCGATTCCATCGATGCGGGGATGGTCTACCACCCGTTGTTCCCCGCGTCTTCTGCAGTCGCTCGCAGACACGCTGCACGGCATGCGACCAAGGCGTCAGGTCAGCCGGTGTTTCCCTCCGCGCAGCCCATGCAGGCTCTTCATCACGTTCGGAGTACGCCCCGTCTTTCCGGGGTGTCTTCTCAGAACGCTTTTGACCTTGCCTGCAAATATGCTTGATGCGCTTCGCTTGCCGTCTTAAAACGCCCAAGTTGGCGTTTAATTCCGTCGACCCTAATCTCTGCGGTGAATCGATTTCTGCTCTTGTCGTAATAGACACCAAGAACCTGTGTTTTGCTGTTTTTCTTTGGGTTCTTTCTGTTCAATCCATTGCGAGACTTATCAAGAGCGCGAAGGTTCTCAATGCAATTGTTCGATGGATTGCAATCAATGTGATCAATTATCGGAGGCAACTGACCGTAATGAAACAGATAAATCAGGCGATGCACCAGGTACTGCCGGCCATCAACACTTGTCATCCTGTACCCGTCTTTGCGGGTCGATCCGATCGGCCTATCACTTTCGTGCCTGAACAGATTGCCGTCTCGGTACTTAAAAAGCTGATGCAGCCGCTCTCGGCTGATATGATGATCGCGCATCGCTGCGGCCTCCTTTGCCGCTGAGATGAAGTGACGCCAGGGCTTGCCGGCCCTGGTTGTCACGATCATACCGAGAAAATGTCAAAATCAGAAGAGGCGATTGATGATTGGACAAGCGGCGCCCCGCCGAGAGTGGATTTACGCGTCATCCTGTTATATTCCCCTCCCCCAAGCATAAGGTACTGGAAAGAGTCACCGATATGGCTGAACTGGTTTTTATTGGGTGAGTCCTTGTATCTTTCCTGACCGCTGCCAATCGACACGCGCTTGTAGAAGTATCCGCCGCCAAGCGCTTTGCGCAGCAGCTTGCACTCCCGGTTCACGATCAGCCCAGGCTTGCCGTTAACTAACCGCTGCATCGGTGCCGCGCTGGCCTCGCGCCTAACTTTGAAATCATTGCTTGCAGTAGGCTGCGCCCTTAATCCGAGAGTCTTGAGAAACTCAAACGCGGTCACCTCATAGATCGCATCCCTGGCCATGCCTGCAGGATCACCCCAGAGCATCACCTGATGGTTGGGGTATCGCTGGTTGAGCTCTGCCAGCAGCTGCAGCCCGAACCGCTCAAGACCCATGTCAAACGTCACAATCTCGTGATGGATCAGCCAGCGGCCATTGGGTAGCCTTTGCCCGATCGTTGCCGCAGGCGTCAATCCAAAGTCCAGGCCGACCTGAATCGGAACCCCTGGTTCCACTTCGGTATCCCCTGACATGCTGGCATCGTCATATTCTGGCCAGACGGGTCTACCCTCTTGCACATATGTATATAGGCCTGCTGCGTAGCATCTGATCCAGTCCAGGTTCTTACCCGGCAGCATTTGCTGATAGTACCCAGCCGGCAGGTTGTTTACGTTCTCTGCCCGTGGGTTAGTCTTCCACCACTTGCCCGCAGCAAAGATATGGTCATTGGCCTCCGGGTTCTCCGGCAGATCATCCCCGGATACCTCAATGACGCCACCGGGCTGCTTCCAGAACTTCCAACCCTGGGGCTTTTCCTTCTCGGCCATGTTGTGCCACCAGTGGTCATCATCCATTGGGTTGGTGTCCATCCAGATACCGTGCCAGGACGCGCCGCCATCCCTCTTAGTAGGATACCTACCAACCCGGTGCGTTAGGCCGTCTATGACCGCTTTAGGCAGCTCCCTGGCCTCGTTTACCCATGCACCTGTCAGCTCGAGCGACAAGAGCTTCCTGACATCCTTGGGCTGATCCAGCGCCAGGAAGATCACCTCACAGTCGATGCCTGCAGCATCACCGCGTGCTGGCAGTCTGATGTGGTGGGTAATAGGTGGCGTCCAGAGCATTGGGCCAAAGGTAGCCTCTGGAAACAGATCCAGCCAGGTCTTGATGGTTGTGGTCTTCAGCATGGGGTAGCTGTTGCGTACCACGGCCCATCTCGAGTATCGGATGTTGTCGATGGAGGAGGGCTTTTGTTTGACGGCCTGGATGAATATCCGGGCTGCGCAGGCGTATGACTTACCCGAGCCTACTGGCCCCATGATGCCCTGCACAAAGCTCTTGGCACT